ACACAAGCGGCAATTGGGATATTTGGAAGTAGCCTGGGCCCAATGGCACTTAATGGTATCCCAATGAATTTGAATGGCCCGCCTGTGGTTGTGCTACCTCCACCATTGCCCGTAACAGGAGTGTAATATGCCTATTGCGTTACCTGTGGTGCGTATGGGTGTGGATGTGTGCAGTGGCCACCCGGCTGGACCCACATACTTTCCTCCGCGTCCTACCATTACTGGTGCGAGTACAGTATTCGTGGAGGGTATTCCTGTAGTGCGTATCCTGGACACCTGGGCACCTCACACCAATATTATTAGTGTACACCCCAGTCCGGGAGCCGGAGGTTCCCCTACTGTGTTTGTGGAAGGGCAACCGGTCATGCGTGTCGGCGATCCCATCGCCTGTGGGTCGGTATGTGCAATGGGATCGAGCACGGTTTTTTGTGGGTAAGGAGTTATCATGGCATTTAATTTAGATTTCTCACATGTGCCATCTGGACTGACGATACCAACTTTGCCTACCACTCCGACTGGTATCTCAGATGTGTCCAAGAGTTTGGTCGATAAGATCACTACCGACCCTGGTAGCCTGTTCTCGAATCCTATGGTGGGCGCCGTGAACGTCTTGGGTGATAGTGTGACTCGTCTGGAAACAAAAATGACGGGTCTCTCAACAGGTGTGGAATTTAGTCCAAGCATCACTCAGGCAGAGGCTTCTGCTTATTTGTCAACTGACCCTTTTGAAGATGTGCGAACTTCAATGGGAAATTTCATGATGCACACAGATCGACTTGCCGGATTATTGAAAAGCCAGGGCATTCAGGCACCAGGATTGCAACAAATTATGTCGATTGGTACGCAGATGCAGAATATGGCAACACTGTTGAATGCAGCCAGTGGTTGTCTACCTGTGATTGGAGGAGCTACGGGTCTTTTCTCTCAAGATGCCTTTAATCGTCATGCGGCTACCGTCGATGGGGTGTTGTCAAGAATAGAACGGGGCGCGGCGACGGTCGCCGATATCACAAGCACCCTGGTCGATGTAGCAAATCTCATTCGTGGCATCGCCGATAAGGATAGTCAATTTCTTCAGAATTGTGTCAATCAATTGCAAGCTGCATCCGTGGGGTTGATCCTTGAGGCGCTTGATAAGAACCCCTGTGCTCACTTTGTTTTGGATACGATCAAGAATACCAACCCAGGCGGTGTGTTGGATGTGCTCAGTAAGCCAATCGTCAAACAATAACACATAAATAGGAACATGGCTACACCAATCATTTACCAAGACTTTTCGTTAGATTTTGCGATCCATCCAATCCGCAAGGATTTGGTGCTCAAGAGCAACGCGGAATCAGTGGTTGCGGCGATTAAAAATCTACTCCAAATGAATCACTATGAGGTGCCATTTCACCCTGAGATTGGTTGTAACATTCGCAAGCTCCTGTTTGAAAATGTCAGTGATTTTACGGCGCGTGACCTCAATCGATTTATTACCGAGACTATTGAGAACTTTGAACCTCGTTGTAGTATTCAATCGTTGGTGGTTACCCCCGATGAAGATAATAATTTGTACAATATCAAATTGAGAGTGTTTATCAATTCTTCTACCAATCCCTTGAGTGTCGATTTTATCCTTAGACGTGTAAGATAAAGGAAAGCGTAACATGGCTGAGAAACTGGTTATTGCCGATTTAGAGTTTGAAACCATCAAACAGAATCTCAAGACATTCTTGAATACGCAGAGCACCTTCTTAGACTACAACTTTGAGGGATCATCGTTGGCAATTCTTGTCAACTTGCTTGCATTCAATACCTATTACAATGCGTTCTACATGAACATGATGGCCAATGAACTCTTTATTGATTCGGCTCAGGTTCGCAATTCCTTATTGTCACATGCAAAGTCACTCAATTATACTCCGGTTAGTCGTCGGGCGCCGACAGCCATTGTTACTGCGGTGGTGACCCCTCCGGGTGGTAACACCCAATCCCTCTTAACAATGGATCGTTTCACCGAATTCCAATCCCAAGCTATTGACGGAGTGAACTACACCTTCGTCACCACGGCAGCTACTTCGGTGTATAAAGAGTCGGGCGTCTTCACTTTTACATCCTTACAAATCAAAGCAGGGACACCACAAATTGCAACCTTCACCTATGATGCGTTAAGTAACCCCGCGTCACAGTTCGAACTGCCAAATGATGACATCGACACCAGCACGTTGCTGGTGACCGTGCAAGAATCAAGTGTTAATACGTCCTCTCAGGTATTCGCTCTTTCCACTGACATTACTGAGTCCACTGCGAATACGGCTGTGTATTATCTCAGCCCTACCACCAGTAACAAGTACCAATTGACCTTTGGAGATGGTGAAGTCTCCAAGGCACTGGCTAATGGAAATATCGTGATTGCGAGTTATCTCTCGACCGGCGGCATCGATGCCAACAAAGCTAATTCATTCGCAACGGGGTCGATTGGCGGGTTCTCGAATGTCACTGTTGCGTCGGTCTCTTCCGCCTCTGGGGGTGCCGAACGCGAAACGGATGATTCAATCCGCCAACACGCCCCACTGAGTTACACCTCACAAGGTCGTGCCGTCACACAGAAGGACTATGAATCACTCTTGAAGCAATCTTATCCAAATATCCAGAGTATTTTCGTGTGGGGTGGAGAAGATAATATACCACCTGTCTATGGAAAAGTGTTCATTTCCATTGCTCCAAAGGAAGGAGTGATTATCAATGACGCGGAGAAGGTTAGAATTGCCACAGATATTCTAGGTCCGATTTCTATTCTCACCATCACCCCCGAATTGGTAGACCCTGATTATGTGTATCTGAAATTCGAAACTACTGTTGAGGTGGATGGAAAGCTCACGCTATTAACTTCCGCACAGATCACCGATACAGTACGTACCGCAATTGTCAATTACGCAGACACAACCTTCAATCAATTCGGGGCTATCTTTGTGATTTCAAAGTTCGGCCGAGCGGTCGATGATTCCTTGCCAGCGATTATAGGGTCAGATACCGCAGTGCGTTTAGAGAAACGTATTGTTCCTTCGTTGAATGTGCGTACCACTTACACGGTTAGTTTTTCGACCGAATTGCGCCATGCCCCCATTCAGCGAGCATTGAAATCCACTGCATTTACCGTGCATGACACCTCCAATGTTTTACGAACTGCATACATCGAAGAAGTCTTTAATTCCTCAACGGGTGTGGATTCTATTTCCATCACAAACCCTGGATATAATTATATCGAGGCACCTACGATTATTGTCACCGGTGACGGTTCCGGCGCCGAAGCCGTGGCCACTATTGTCAATGGACGTATCGATACCATCACCGTCACAAAGAGGGGTACCTCTTATACCTCGGCTATCGTAACCATTACTGGTGGAGGAGGGCAGGCCGCGGCCGCGTCGGCCGTCGTGCAGTCAAAGTTTGGCACACTACGCACCTTCTACTACAATTCCAATTCCGAGAAAGTAGACATCAATCCCTCTATCGGCACTGTAGATTATTTCAAAGGTGAACTGGTTATTCGGGATTTGACCGTCGTTGAATCTTTAACAGATGCCGGGGACATTCGAATCAGCGTGGAGCCCGAAGCGTCAATCATTGAAACACAGCAAAATCAATTGCTGTTGCTCGATTCGGACGATGTAAGTGCCATTAACATTTCTGTGATTGTTAGATAACCACTATGGCTAATACCGTTTCATTACTGGTACGCCAACAGCTACCAGAATTTATCCGATCTGATTTTGATACCTTTGCTACATTCATCGAAGCATATTATGCGTGGATGGATCAGACAGGTAACACCATCGATTTAAGCAAAAACATTCCGAACTACATGGACTTGGATCGGACATTGGACAGTTTCATTGAATTTTTCACAAAGCAGTTTTTGCCACTATTCCCACCGGATCGTCTAAGCAACCCGACATTCTTCGTTCAACACGCGAAAGAATTCTACCGTACAAAGGGAACCGAAAAGGCAGTCAAGTTACTATTTCGTTTATTGTATAATCAGAATATCGATGTGTTCTACCCTAAAACAAGTGTCTTGCGGGCATCCACTAGTGGGTGGACCGGAACTCCTTCCTTGCGCCTCGACCCAACGATGTGGACCATCCAATATGGAGATGGAACCACGACCCGTTTTCGTGCTCTTGATACTTCCCTAGGGGTAACGCCAACAGTATATTTGAACGGGGTGCTACAATCAACGGGATATCGTCATTCCCCGAATGAACCGTTCTTGATTTTCGACACCGCTCCGGCATTGGGCGTAGAGCTGAAAGTGACCTACATAGGCAACGAATTGACCGACCTGTTTGGAACAAATGCCATTGTGGTGCGCTTCGTGGGGCAAACCTCTGGGGCATCCGTAGTCTCAGAAACCCTACAAGAAATTATATCTGATACCATCACTCAATTGGACTTGGCTGTTTCCTCCCCTCAAGGTACCTTTACTCAATTTGAAATTGTCAAAGGACGTTGGGTGTATGACACATCCACTAATGCCTATGTGGACATCTACGGTAGGTTGCAATCCTACTTGGCATCCATCACCCTGGTGAACGGCGGCCTGGGATATAACGTCGGTGATCCTGTGATTGTTACTGGGGGGTTCCCTGCGAATACCGCTACGGCCGTCGTGGATGAAATTTTCTCCGCGCTCATTTCGAACATCACCGTCGTCACAGGAGGGGCCGGATATCAACCGGGGCAAGCCTGTTATATCACCTCGACTCCTAACACAGGGTTGAATGTCTTTGTGTTATCTGTGGATACGTCCGGTAATGTGCATCCGAATTCCTATCCTATGAACCAGGATGTTATGACTCTCTGGGCAAATACCGTCATGTCGAACCCAGACTACTACTTTACCCCGGGTCTCTCAGAGAATGTTAATACAATCATGTCAATAGCTTTCACAGATATGATATTCGGGAAGCAACCTATTGAACGATTGGGCCCGATCTCGACCGTGACTATTACAAGCAGCACGACGGTGTTCAATCCCGCTCCAACCCTGGCAGTCGATGCTCCTATCGTGGTCGTTACCGGCATCAATGCTAATAGCAATGTCGCTACAGCGAACGTGTCGTTGGCGTATTTTGGCATTATTGGTAAAATGAATGTAGTGTCGGGTGGTTCACAATATCAGGTTGGTGATGAAGTTACGTTTGAAAATATTCCAGGGGTAGGATTAGGTATTGGTGCCGCCGCAGAAGTTACCAGTCTCCATTCTGCGAATTCAGGCATCAAGACAGCTAATTTTCGTCCTTCGCGTGTCACTGGTACCGTCACCGTTAATACCGCAGTATCGAATACCCAAGTGGTAGGCAGTGGTACGTTCTTTACGACTGAGCTTGTGGCAAACGATCATATCGAAATCAATAGTGAATCGAGCTATGTCAGCACCATTATCAATGCTACACATATCACCGTGAATACAGCATTTACACGCAATTCAACCAGCAGACGCATGGGCATTTATGGGCGCTATTTCATCGGGGGTATGAATTATAGGCAGAATAGTATGCCAACTGTGATTGTGTTGTCAAACAATCCTTCCGCTACGGGAGCAGTTATTCTTGCTGAGCTAGTTCTTTCTGGGGGTGCTTCGTTTCTGTTGGAACCACAAACTAAAGAACCTGTCGGAAAGATTAAGACCATTCGAATCACTAATCACGGATACGGCTATCAATCGACCCCTACCATAAACCTAACAGGTAGTGGAAATGGGCGAGCGAACGCTGTCGCGGTAATGTTAAGCAATCTGTTTCAAGGTGCCGGAAGATATCGTAATACGGACGGATTCCTGAGTTCGGATCAAAAACTTCAAAATGAGGGATACTACACCACGTTTTCCTATGTGATTCGTTCACAGACGGAGTTGGCCAAGTATAAGTCTATTCTTAAGAACCTCGTGCATCCTGCTGGCGTGTCCCTGTGGGGGGAGTATGTGGTTGAGTCAGAAATTGCTGGAGAAAGCGGATTGTCGGCGAATGTGGCAAATACCTTCCAAGCTTCCAGTTAGATCGTATAAATAGACAATTGGATAAGGAAATTTATGGCGAATAATTTTTCAAATATCTCAAGGCGCCTTGGGTACGAACGTGCCTTTACCTTCTTTGACAGCTTTGTTACCACAGCCAATGATGCTGCGGTAGGCTACATCATGCTGGGCCGCAGTCTGCCTTGGGATGCCAACGATACGGCTCCTGCGATCTATGACACCGAGAATACCCTCTTCGACACCTACAATAACTTCCTAGGCGGAAAGAGAATCACAGGTAATGACATCTATCTCGTAGTGCCAAGACGCAATTGGGTTGCCAATACGGTTTGGACACAGTACGATGACGATAGCAACACCCAGTTCTCTTCCGGCAACTCCATGTTTGTCTATGCTAGCGGTGGCAATGTCTATAAGTGCTTGGATAACGCAAATGGCGCGTATTCGACTATTGAGCCGGCGAATAACTACACCAGTGCCAATGGATTTACCTCACCAGGAGACGGGTACACCTGGAAGTACATGTATAAGGTGCCAAGCACAAGCAAGTTTTTGACTTCTACGTGGATGCCTGTGCCGTTGACTCAGACCTCGGCATATTTTGGATTTGCAAATAACCTCGTCGCAGGTGCGATTTCTAGAGTGATCCTCACCAATCGAGGTAACGGGTATTCAAATACCAACACCACTATCCAGGTCACAGGTTCAGGTACGGGCGCGAATGTCACAGCAAACGTCAATGCCGCTGGCAATGTCCAATCGATTACTCTCAATGCGAGAGGATCGGGGTATTTAAGGCAGAATACACAAGTTCGGGTCGTCGGCTCAGGAGCTAATTCAACAATTCGAATGGTACTATCACCGTACGGTGGTCATGGGTTCAACCCAGCCCGCGAATTGGGTGCCAATACAGTCATGATTTCAGTTAAGGTGGGAGATGTCGATTCTTCTGAGGGAGGAACGATTACCGCCAACAACGATTTTAGACAAATCGGGTTGTTGATGCGTCCTCATAAATATGGGGAGGATGTCGCGGTAACCGCGGCCAGTGCAAACATTGCAGTCAGAATGGTTACACAGATAGTGCTCACGTCAGGTCCATCCTATCTTAAAGATGAGATAGTCTATCAGGGTAGTAACGTAGCCTATTCAACCTTCTCAGCTAATGTCTCAGATGTCTTCACCAATGCCATTGAAACAACCCATCGTCGCGGAGCGATTATTCCCGGTACCTTACTTATAGGCAATACGTCAGGCATTTCTCGTACAGTAGTGGCCACCACAACCCCAGATTTAGCAGAAGAATCCGGCGATCTGGTCTACACTGAAAATCGTGGCGCAGTGACGCGAACTGACGGCCAGGCCGAATGGGTAAAGATTGTTCTGAACTTCTAAAAGATAACGCATAAATAGATCAACAACCAGTGGAGATACTTCATGGCTATCGATTTGACCCAAGACCCGTACAATGACGACTTTGCTCCTGAGAAGAACTATCATAAGATTCTTTTCAAGCCTAGTTTCGCGGTCCAAGCGCGAGAACTCACGCAATCTCAGACAATTCTTCAGGATCAAGTCAGCAAATTCGGGAATGGTATTTTTCAAAATGGTTCCATCGTTACTGGTGGACAAACCATGCTGGAATCGACTGCCACAAAGTATGTCTGCATCGAAGCCACTGACCCTTCTGGTGCTGTGGTTGATGTTGCTAATTTTATTGGAAAATTCGTTGTTGATGGTGACGGTCAGGGCATCCGTGCTTATGTAATTGCCGGGGCCGCGGCCACACTCACTTCTCCAACCTACTTGATCGTTAAGTACACCTCTGGACAAATTTTCAACACCACGCTTGTACAGCCCATTAAGACAGAAGATAGCGCATACTCCGTCAGCATTATTGCGAGTCTCTCAACTCCAACCAACTTTACTGATGTCATTAGTGGATTAAAGTTTGGGGATGCGTCTATTTGCAGTATCGATGAAGGTGTGTTCTATGTCAATGGGTATTTTGTTCAAGTATCTCCTCAGACTGTTGTGCTTGATGCGTTTAGCAATACCCCAACCTATCGTATTGGACTTCAGATCGATGAAGCACTCGTGGATGCCACGATGGATGCGTCATTGTTGGACCCTGCCCAAGCAGCAACCAACTTCCAGGCGCCTGGAGCGGATCGTTACCAAATCACTCTTACGTTTGTTAAGCGTTCCCTCACATCGGATGATGATACCAAATTCATCGAATTAGTTCGCGTGACCGGCGGAACACTGACCAAGAAGGTGGTCTATCCTGTCTATTCCGCATTAGAAGAAACTCTCGCTCGTCGCACAAACGATCAATCGGGATCATTTACTGTGCGTCCGTTTAAGGTGGCCACCACCCCTCATGCCACGTATGCAAATGCGTACAACATCATCATTGAACCTGGCAAAGCCTATGTGCAGGGGTATGAATTTGAAACAATTGGTCCCACGACAATCAAGGCAGAGCGGGCCCGTTCGGCTGCTAACGTCACCAACTACAACAGCACCATTGACTACCAGAATTGGATCGAAGTAACAAAACTTGTTGGTCCAATCCCATTTAAGACGCTCCAGCCTGGTGTGTTACATTGTGTGAGCACCGCCAACATTGCTACAGCAAATGCTGTTGTTGCTGCCAATACCTCAATGGGTACTCTTCGTATTCGTGCGCTTGATTATCAGAGCGATGCTAATGGCACTTCAATCAGCACCGCAGTATGGCGAGCGTATGCGTTCGATGCGAACGTCTCTCAAAGCATCACGGCTAATTGTTCGGCCACTGGAAATTCCACCGTCATGCGTTTGGCACCAAACTTCTCAGCTATTGCCAATGCGTATGCGGGTGTGAAGTTTACTATCACAACTCATGCAGGAGTTGCTGTCAATGAAACCCATACAATAGGTCGCTATGACGGCCCAACCAATAATGCGTTTTTACAAGGCACAGAGACCTTTGCCTTCGGTACGCCAAGTACGGCGACACGGTATCGCCTCGACTATGAATTCAAAGATAGTGAGGCCATCGTCTATGCAAATACCACCACCAACCAGCATCTCTTTGCTACATCAATGGATGTGGCTTCATCCAGCAAAGAAGCCTTTTTGGTAGACCGATATGAGGGCACATTCCTTACTGATACAGGATTCAATCGATTGATTATGGAATTACCGTACCCAACAATTGCCGACCAAGCAGTTGTGGGTGGTTCGCCATTGACCAATACAGAGTATTTCGGTCGTAAAGTCTTCACTGGTCAGGGATTCACCGCGAATGTCACGACAATAACCAGTGCAGCGGGAATCACCAGTGCTGTCAATGGCTCATTGTCGGGGTCTGATGCAGTGGACAATATCCTCGTGGTGGTAAGAAATAATACCGGCGCCTCCATTGCCAACAATCAAGTTATCAACTTTTCGTCTGGAAATCCAGCGGGAAATACCGTATCGGTCACCACCGTCAGTAACACATCTACCTGGACAATCACCGTTCCAAACATGAACAGTGCTTCTTCGGCTGATGTGTATGTGAAAGTGAAGCTGCCGTATTCTCATGCAATCGGAAACTTACTCAAGAGTAAGACCGCACGAATTGCCAATGTCGCTAGTGGTTTGAATTCGGGTGGTACTCAAATTCCAGATGCAACAGGATTGGTTCAGTGGTATTCTCAGGGTGCAGGTACTTTGGGTGCTCAAATCACGATCTACGCGAACTCCGCAGCATGGTTGAACCTCAAGGACCCATCAAAGTCCCAATCACTCTTTACGTCTGATGTAACTACGCTCCGTAAGGTCATTGATGTGGGTTCGAATTTGATTGAGGACGGTAACGTGGCGATTGCAGCCGATATCACCAACCGTTACATCTTGGATAATGGACAGCGTGACAATGCTTACGATCATGCGTCCATCACATTGAAGCCTACCTCTCAGGGACCAAGTGGTAATGTAGTCATTTATGTCGATTATCTCACCCACTCAGGATTGGGATATTTGACTGTTGATTCTTATGCGTCTGCTAACATCGGGTATGCCAATATTCCTTCATACACCTCTGCCACGACAGGCACAGTGTATAATCTACGTGATTGTGTTGATTTCCGCCCTCGTCGCCAAGATGCCGACTTTAATAACATTTTCGATGAAGAAATCTTTGGTATCTCTGGTCTCACATTCGAAACCGACTTCTCATATTACTTGGCGCGTATCGACAAGATCATTTTAACCAAGGACCGAGTGTTCGAAGTACTCGCGGGAGTCCCATCATTGTTCCCCGTCTCCCCAGCGGACAAAGACAACGCCATGACGTTGTACACCCTTATACTACCTCCATATACCCCAAACACAAAAGAAATTCGTCAACGCTACAATGATAACCGTCGCTACACCATGCGCGACATTGGTACGCTTGAAAAGCGTATCTCGAATTTGGAATACTACACGTCCTTGAACTTGCTCGAACAGACCGCCAAGAACCAAGAGATCACGGATGACACGGGCGCCAACCGTTTCAAGAATGGTATCTTGGTTGATCCATTCACAGGACACAAGATCGGTGATGTGTTGAATATTGATTATCTGTGTTCTGTGGACCCACAGAATCAGGAATTGCGGCCACCATTCCAGCCTCGCAGTCTTGATCTAGAGTTGAGTGCGACAAACTCAACGAATTATGGTCGTAAAGGTGCGTTTGTTACCTTGCCATACACCGTGAGAACATTCATCGACCAATCGATTGCGTCCAAGTCGATCAATGTCAACCCATTTAACACTGTCTCATTCATTGGGCAGATCAAGCTTGATCCCACTTCCGATAATTGGGTTGACAGAAACCAGGCACCTGATGTCAACGTCAACTTAGAAGGTGATGCTGACGCTTGGGAAGCTCTTGCCTTTACGGTAAATAAGAATGCGGCTAATGCTAAGTTTGGTGCAACCACTTTTGGTACCGTGTGGAATGACTGGAACACAACCTTCTACGGAGAAAAGAAGCAACCAGATAAGATCATCGTACCTGGACAACGTGGTTGGCTTGGGGCAATCGGTCACTATGTACCTGTCTATGGCAACGTACTGAAGCGCAGCACGACAGAAATCACCCAGACCACAGCTCGTCAAGGTACAAAGTCACAATTCGGTACCGAAGTTATCACGGAATCCATCGGCAACAAAGTCAAAGATGTCTCAGTTATTCCATACATTCGTTCGCGTGGTGTCTTGTTTGTCGGAAAGATGTTTGCCCCAAACACTAACCTCTATGCCTTCTTCGATGAGACTGCGGTGACCACCTACTGCAATAGGCTCAATGTTGTGAAGGTGGCCGATAATACAGTCGTGTATAAGGACGATTATCAGGATTCTGAAGCTGTGCGTGTATGGGACCCTGCCAGAGGCGCCAATGCTGCCTTTGGACAAGTCGTGCTCAGCCGCAAAGAATCAACTCACACTAATGTTAGTATAGTCAGTGTGTCTGGAGGCGACGACGACAATGTTGCCAACGCCTACTTCATGCACTCCACCAATTCAACCTTCTTGATTGGTATGACGAGTGGTGCCAACTCTCGTATCTCAGGGTACTACCACAACTCAGGGTTCGCCCAGAATCCAAACGTGAGCAGCATTCTTCTATCTCATGATGTTGCCAACTCCAATGTGGCATTCTCCAATACATTCCTTGCGGGAAAAACCATCTACTTTACCGCAGGTAGCGGGCTTGGACAGTCCTCAGTGATAACGTCTTATAATGCTAACACACGAAATGTCTCATTCAGTCCAGCACTAACTACAGCCATAGGCACCGATACTGCATACTCGATTGGACAGTTCCAGACAGATTATCGTGGTGAATTTACTGGTATCTTTGTAATTCCATCGACCGATGCAGTACGTTTCCGTACTGGAGAACGGCAACTGACATTCGTTGACTCCTTTGCTGGTACCTTGGAAGGATCGGGCACCAACGGTTCAGTGACTTATCAGGCTTCAGGTCTTCTTCAGACATTAGAAAATACCATCATCTCAACTCGTGTGCCAGCAATTCAGCGCACCGTGCTTGGACAATCCAAGACCACAGTAACCAGCAAAATTACCGATACCGTTGTTGGAAAGATTCAAGTTGGATATTGGGACCCTCTTGCCCAGACCTTCTTGGTTGACCAGACATTCCATCCATCTGGTGTGATGGTTACCGGTATTCGTTTGCTTATTAAGAGTGCCGATCCTAACATTCCAATGGAATTACAGTTACGCCCTGTGGTCAACGGGTTCCCACACTCCTCAGCGGTCATTCCTGGTTCAGATGTGGTCTTGAATGCTAGTGACATCGTGACCTGCTCAGAAGAAACGCTTGCTGCCAAGTACGCTGCTGGCGGCAATCCTCTGGATGATGCTACGTTATATACCCAAGTAGACTTCAGTGGACCTGTGTTCTTACAGCAGGGAGCTGAATACTGCGTGGTCTTGATGGCAAACTCCGTTAAGTATCAAGTCTATGTGTCACGCATGGGAGACAAGATCCTCGGCACAGACCGATTGATTTCTTCGCAGCCTTACCTCGGTGTGTTGTTCAAGTCACAGAACTCAACCACCTGGAATCCAATCCAGGAAGAGGATTTGACCTTCCGATTGCTGTATGCAAAATTTGATACCACTGTACAGTCCAACGTGGAATTCCAATTGGCGGCATCGAATGCCATTACGGCGAACGTACCCCTCGACACCTTCTATGTGTCTTCTGGAAATCTTGTGTTGCCTAATACTAGTATTGATGCCATGTATGCGTCAACCACCGCCGCAGGGATCAAAGAAGGCAACAAGATAATTCCTCTAGGTGAAAATATTTATTTTGATGACACACTTGGCCGTCGTGTGGCCACAAGCACCACCAGTTCATTCAAGTTACGTATGTTACTCTCTTCTTCTAATGAGGACGTGTCCCCAGTGGTCGATCTTGACCGAGTCAGTCTGTTGGGTATTGAGAACCTGGTGAATAACCTCGAATTAAGCAACAGTGCTGTGGTCGTCATTAGTTCTAGCAATAATTGGTTCAGTGCTGCGGGTCTGAGTGTGACTATTTCTGGAGGTGGTGGCAGTGGTGCGAATGCGTACATTGCCAACACACAAATTGACAGCAATAATCGTGTACTTGCCAATGTGGTTGTGGATTCCAATGGTAGCGGGTATACATCCGCCCCAACCATCACAATTTCTGGTAACAACAGCCTCACTGCAAACATTCAGTGCATTGGTGAGAACCGATCTTCTGGAGGACCAGCTTTTGCTCGTTATATCACTCGTAAGGTAACACTATCTGATGGCTTAGATGCAGGAGACTTCCGTGTGTTCTTTGCTGCCTACAAACCATCAAATGCCAACATTTACGTGTATTACAAGATTCTATCGGCCGATGATACCGAGGTATTCGATAACAAGGGATATCAACTCATGACCATCATCCAGGGGGCGAATAACCTCTCCCTCAACCAGGATGACGTGAAGGACTTCGTGTATGCCCCAGGTACCGGAAACGTGGCTGATAACCGAGTGCAATATGGATCGTTTGCGAGCTTCAAGAACTTTGCGATCAAGATTGTCATGACATCAACAGATACTACTAAGGTGCCACGAATCAGAGATTTCCGAGTTGTCGCCCTTCCATCTCTTTCATAGGATGACCATGCTAAATACTGTCCAGATTGACAACAATCCCGATTTGGTGCGAGACATGAATTCAAAGGCGGTTGTGAGTACTGATGTTTCGGGCCTTAATCGCTATAATGAGCAGCGCCGAAAAGCGTTACTCCAAAAACAGGAATTTCAGGAAACGAAACAACGATTGGCGAGTATCGAGACTGAAATGGCAACCCTAAAGAGAATTGTGGGTGAATTGACCGTATTGAGGAGCCGAGGCTAAATGTCTATCAATCAAATTACTTCTGCAAATACTTTCGGACAATTGATTACGGCTGTTGCCGCGATGATTGCAGTTGCCAACAACCTTACAGATGGTCCCCAGGTTTCGTCCAATGCAGCTTGGACCTTCACCAATCCTGGTGTTGGGGTTAATGTTGGCAATACGGCGATTATTAAGACGGCGAACATCACGACACTGAATGCCTCGACTGCCAACATCACTGGGGCAACCTTTGCAACCATCAACGTCAGTGTCGCCAATCTGACCACCGCCAACATCATTACACTCAATGCCTCCACTGCTAATATCTCTAATGCTACTCTCACGAGAATGAATACCTCGTTTGCAAATATCACCGCGGGTATTGCGGTGCTCTCTAACATGACCGCAACGGTGGCTAATGTCAATAGTGGTACCTTCGGTGTCTTGAATACTTCCAGTGCGAATATTGTGTTTGGAACTGCGGTACTCTCGACCCTGAGTGTGTCCATTGCGAACGCCACGGTGTTGAATGTCAACAGCGGTACCTTTGGTGTACTGAATGCCTCGGCTGCAAACCTGACTCAGGCATCGGTCACGACCCTCAATGTAGCCAATTCAACCTTTGCCTCGGTGAATGCCTCGGCGGCGAATCTGACCACAGCCACTATCGGAACACTTAATCTTGCTGGTGGGATCATCGATCTCTTCGCTCGGCCTAAGGCGAATTCAAAATCTATTACGGTGACCACCCCAGTTGTGACCGATAACATCACAGTGCTCTTTACGGAAACTGACATGACATTAAGAAAAGTTGTGTCGGTGGTTCAAGGAACTGCGACACCGAATGTGGTGTTCAATCTGAACTACGCGAACACAAGAGAAACTGGAACCGTAGGAACCTCGATCACAGGCAATATCACTTGTGCCAATACTACGAATGGGGTATTCACCACAACCTTCGTGAATGCTTCCGTTCCAGCGAATAATTATATTTTCTTGCAATTCTCTACAGTATCGGGCACGGTCAACGAAATCTTTATTTCGATGTTTGCATAAAGGGGAAGGCGTAACATTATGCTAATTCAATCACTCACCACTGACAAAATTTCACTCATCACTACGACTACTGCCAACACTGATATTGTTGCATCCTTTGTGGATCGTGACCAATCAACAGGCATAGTGGGACTTGCCGGCAAGCAACTCACCGCGGTGAACACAGCAACAACCACTGATATTGTTGCCGCACCTGGGGCGTCAACCACAAGGAATCTCAAGGCACTGAATATTCGCAACAAACATGCGTCAACTAATAACACCATTACCGTACAGTATAATGCGAATTCAGTTCTCTATGAACTGCATAAAGCCACGTTGCTAGCTGGAGAAGTTTTACAGTACATTGAAGGTTTGGGGTTCTTCAAGACCTTCGATACCACGAGAGATTCGCGCAACTTTACAACTTTGTCCGATCAATTGTTTGCCGATGGAAATAATTGGACCACTATTGTTGGATTAACGTGCCCGGTAAAAGCGAATGTGGCCTATGGATTTTTTGCGTTTATTCCTCATATTACTGATGCCACCACAACGGGAGCGCAATTTGGTGTGAAACTAACCTCAGCACCTACGGCCTTGCGAGTGGGTACCATTGATACTGTCAGCCCTAGCGCAACCTCGGCCACGTTCTCTTCGGGTGTCGCTCAAGTAGTAGATACTGCCATCACGGCGCAAACTAGTGGGCCTGGTGCCACTCAAGCTCCCGCATTGATTGCTGGCTATTTTGTTCCGAGTGCCGATGACGTGTTTGAAATGAGAGCAAATTGTGAACCTGGAACAGCCGGAACATTGACTACAAAAGCGGGTTCATTGCTACAAGTCTTCAAACAGACCTCCTAAAGGAACATTGTGATTCTTTTAACTAACACGACTGATAAATTATCTCTCGTTACTGACTTTACCGGCAACGTCAAGGTTAGTACGATTTTTATAGATCGTAACCAATCAAGCGGAAACGTAGGTTTGGCTGAAAGGCAATTAACCACGATCACCACCGCTGCCACCACTGATATTGTGGCGGCACCAGCAGCAACCACCACACGTAAGGTCAAGGAACTTCGTGTCCATAATGCCAACACCACATCCCCTATGGATGTGACAGTTCAATATAATGCCAATGGTTTACTCTATGAGTTCATCTCTTCTCGGCTGATGCCGGGTGATGCACTGACTTACGCAGAAAATACAGGGTTCAAGCTCGTCACAAAGCAAAAATTCTTCGATGAAATTCGGGTGATGTGGCCCACGTCTACAATTTCTGGAGAAGTGATTTGCAACGGTAACAACAACGCAGGTCAAGCGCATATGCCGGGGTTCAGTATTAAGGGGTTGAAACCGTTTACCACTTATCATTTTCTCTTTTCGGGAATTACAATCAGTGCTGCGACAATCGGTGCGAGAGTTAATATAGGAAGGGATCAACAATCCGCCGGGTCTGTCGTAGGCGGTGGATTTGTTGCTATCACGAACAACAACGTAACTGCTACAATAGTCGGAACTGCGGCTGATTATGTATCAGGAGCGGGGACTTTAGTGAGTGTGGGTACCGGAACTCTTGATCCCGGTGGGTTGCACTTCTATTCTGGTACATTTACCACGAGTGAATTTGGTGAGCGAGATCATGTTGAGGTATGGTTATTTTCGGAAACTTCTAACCAACAAGTTAAAATGCAACAGGGCGCGTGGTATCGTGTATGGGAAGCCACTGGCTTTGTTGCAGGTTTGTAATACGAGGATAGCATGGCAAACGGATGGTTTCATCCCGACATACGCGCAAACACCTGGTTTGATGTAGTGATAAGCGAAGATGGCTTGTTTGACCCTCAGTTGCTCAATGAACCAACCGGAGGCGCCCCTCCTGTCGGTCCTCGTAGGCGCCCCATCATTGTTGGATAAATACTCTTATAGGAATATCTTTATCTAATGAGAATCCAGGAGCCAGATGCCCTTTATATGGAACAGCAGCCCTAACATTCCCGCCGCCAATCTCCCGCAACCTACAGGTCCAACGCAAATTTCAACTGAGGCGCATGTTGTTGCCAATACGGTTGAAGCTGGTGGCACACTCCTCTATAACACCGCTGCGGTCGGATTTGATGTGATTTATGAGGTTCCCACCCTCAATGTGGGCAATCTCAGTGTTGCCAATCTCCAAGGGGGAATTCCTCCTCTATTGAACGTATCTCCCATACTCTATAATGTCGCCACAGGCACAGTCTCCCATCTAAGTTCAGGTGTGACGCCAGGGTCGTACGGTGGAGCTGCCATTGTTCCGTCCCTAGTAGTCAATGCCACTGGGCATATCTCTTCACTCACCAATACAACTATTCTGCTCACCGGGGATAATCTTATCTCGAATGGCAACGGTTCCCTCTTTATTGGTAACACCTTAACTGGCAGATTCGATACGCGACCAATCACCCCAGGAACGGGAGTGTTGGTCAATAATGATAAAGGAGAAATCACTCTTGTTGCCACAGGCGATCCTATTCTTTCGGGACATCGCTATGGAAGTGCCTGGATATCGACACTAGACCAGCTTCCCTCTTCTAATTTTGCCCACTTAACAAGTGTTGCGTATGGTGGAGCCCTAAACCGTTATGTGGCAGTGGGAATCAATGAACTTGAACCCGCCAATTCTGGTTTTTCTATAACCAGTCCTGATGCCATCAATTGGTCCACTAAAAACTTTATTCCAGCAAACTTACTTAAAATGGTGTGGACTGGGTATCTTTTTGTGGGAGTTGGGGAAAATGGTTTAGTCATGACCAGCCCAGATGGTATCACCTGGACTCAGAGGGCAGCCTATGCCGGTACTTGGTATGGTGTGGCCTGGAATGGTTACACACTTGCCGCCATAGGACCAACCAACAAAGCGATGACTAGTTCTGATGGTATCAACTGGACGAGTCAAACCCATACTGGTGGTAGCGGATTCAAAGATATCACTTGGTTTGCCGGGATCTTTGTTGCTGTAGGTGATGGTGGAAAGATGATGACCAGTCCTGATGGTGCCACCTGGACTAATAGAGCTACAGGTGGCGACCCGTTTCAGCCAGCAACGGCCCTTGCTTGTGTGACATCTGGTAGTACTGTTGTAGTAGCCGCTGGAATAGGATTTATTCAGTATAGTGCAAACGGAATTGTTTATATGGGTACTCCTTATCCAGGCGGGTTCACTGGCGGCGCCGAGGCATTAACTTTTGGTGCTGGTACATATGTCGGAGTAGGCGTAGATGTCATGACAAGTGCTGATGGCATCACTTGGACCGACAGGACTCCGGCAGTAAGTGGACAAATGTTCGACGTGATTTATGCGAATGGTCTCTTCGTTGCAGTGGGGCGTTGGGTCATGACCAGTCCCGATGGTATCACCTGGACGAACCGATATGTAAACCCTATTCCGAGACAAGCTATTGCATGGAACGGAAGTACCTTTGCCGCAGTGACCGGTGACGGAGTTCGAACTAGTCCCGATGGTGCTGCGTGGACACTACATAGTGCTCTTGCAAGTGATTGGCGCAGTGTGGCATGGGGTGGTGCAGTCTTTGCCGCAGTAGGTACCAGCAGCGTCATGACCAGTCCCGATGGTATCACCTGGACTGGCAGAACTTCGGTGGCAGGCTCCTGGCAAAGTATTGCATGGAATGGAACGGTGTTTGCGGCCGTGGGTCCAAGCATTGTACAAACCAGTCCAGATGGCATCACTTGGACTGCAAGAAGTTCAGTGGCGGGTTCCTGGAGTGGCATCACCTGGAATGGTCTAGTCTTTGTTGCCGTGGGTCCAAGCATTGTACAGACGAGTCCTGACGGAATTACTTGGACTTCTAGAACGACTGTCAGTGGCAGTTGGGTAGATGTGTCGTGGAATGGCGCTGTCTTTGCCGCAGTAGGTACCAATATCGCTATGACGAGTCCCGATGGGAATGTCTGGACTTCGCGGGCCACGGTCAATGGTTCGTGGGTAGCGATTGAGTGGGACGGCAGTGTTTTTGCCGCAGTGGGCAGTGACGGCCGTATTATGACCAGTCCTGATGGTCTGCATTGGACACAACGAACCAATGCACCTTCTGGTATTTGGCAAGACCTTGCGTGGAGTGGGAATGTGTTCGCTGTGGTCAGCGGAGACGCAAATAGCAATACTGCCATTATGACCAATCACTATGATGCGGTCACCTCTGTTGCCGGCCGAGTTGGTCGTGTGATACTGAATACCAATGATGTGTCTGAAAATGCCGCCGGTCCATTGTATTTTACGAACGAACGCGCCCGGCTAGCACTTAGTAACACCTTCCCAATCAGCTATGACACACTTACGGGTATTTTTGGTCATGCGAATTCTGGTGTTACGGCTGCATCCTATGGTAGCGCGGCCGCCGTTGCGGTTGTCACGGTCGATGTGCGTGGGCATGTCACGAATGTTGTTGGCACACCTATTGCTATTTCTAGTAGTGTCATCAGTGAATCGGCAGGCGGTCCATTTTTCCATACGGCAGCGCGAGTACGCGGTAATGTAAGCAATACTGCTCCAATCAACTATGATGCGACTACCGGGATATTCAGTCATGCGTTGTCGGGAGTGACGGCAACGACCTATGGCAATACTTCATTTGTTCCTGTGACCACAGTAAATTCAACAGGACATGTGACTTCTGTGGTCAATACTGCCATCGTTATCACTTCAAATGCGGTGACCGCCACACTCACGAGTGATAATGCTGGTGCAAACAACCTGGGTGCCTTCCTATCTGTCGTGGGACCAACCGGAGGCGTCACGGCCCCTGTCACTACAGATGTTTATACCAACGTCTGTTCCATGATTGTCGAGGCCGGCGACTGGGACATGGAAGGATCACTTGAACTCAGTGTAGGGGCAACCACTGCGGCAACACGATTAACCGGTGGAGTCAGTCTTACTACCAATGCCATCGATATATCAAATGCCGGAGGCTTTATGGCTTATCAAACCGCAGCATTTGTCGTAAGCCAAAAATACATTTTCCCAACCGGAAGAAGACGTATTTCTCTCTCAGCCGCAACTAGAGTAAATTTGGTTGGGGCCCTCACCTTCACCACATTAGGTGGGGCGACCTGGGGTGCCAATAGTTTCCTATCAGCAAGAAGAACTCGATAGAATGGGTTTTCTTACTTCCTACCAGCTTCAAGAACACATAAATAGACTGAATAACCAACGAGGTATGCTATGGCTGGGTTTGTTCCCTTAGAAATTGAACAGTGGTCTACCTTTTCCCGCATTATTACTGTCAAAACCGATGATGGGTTGGCACAGAACCTTTCGGGATATGTTGTCACATCACAGATGAGAAAATCCTATGATTCTCTCACGGCCGTGACCCTTCCGGCTTCACTCTCTGATGCGTCAAATGGGGAAATTACTCTAGCTATGACTTCAGCCAATACCGGAAATGTGTCACCTGGTCGCTACCTCTATGATGTGATTACCACTTCGCCTGGAGGTGTGGTACAACGATTGATTGAAGGAATCGTGGTCGTCAGTGCAGGAGTAACACACTAATGGCAGTTGGACCTGATCTCGTTGTTACAGTTAAGAGCACCGGGGTTCGAAGTACCGTTGTTTCCTCTCCTGGGGGAGCAGCCGTTAAATTGGTACAACTCGATGATGTGACCGCCACTCCTAAAGCCAACGGCGATGTGCTGACCTGGATTTCTGCCAATGGAAAATTTGAATTTCATCCAGGCACAGGCAGCGGAACTGGTGGCAACGCAAATGTGAGTGTGGCGACTGCCCCGGACAATACCACTGATGGGACCATCATAGGCACCAGAGGCAAGATCACATTCCTTGAAGGTGACAATACCATACTCACCGTGACAGACGATCCGGGAAACGATCAGGTGTATGTGGATATTGCTGCTCCCGCGCCTGGTAGTCTTGTGCAAAGCAACGGGGTACTACAGTCGTATGAACCCATTCTCAATTTTATTCCTGGTAATAACATCACCTTTGTTGTTCAGGATGATACAGGGTCGTTGCGAACGAATATCACAATTAACGCTTCGGGAGGTTCCGGTCTCGATCAGTTCGCCAGAGACAATTCAAATGGAGCATTTGGGCAAGCCAATACCGCCAATGTCACTGGGCAAGCTGCGTTTGATGCTGCAAATAATGCAAGCGATTCGGGAACTGACTATGCGGTAGCGGCCGGTTACGCGATGCCGTAATTATTAGAACAAGGAGAATACTATGGCTGCGGTCAATCAGAAACCAATTTTTACAAAACAAGGTGATGTGTCCTCAAACGCAGGTATTGTGGTCACCGCGAACATGGGCCCAGTGATGCTCACTGCCACGGGTGACTATACCGGGGTCTCAGGTAATCATAAACTTGTCTTTAC